AACAATCAACCAAATTGGTACGTTGGTGATTCTAATGTTGTTTTGGATGGCATGAATGCACAATACGATTTCATTTTTTCATGCCCACCCTATGGTGATTTGGAAATTTATAGTGATTTGGATGGTGATATTTCAAACATGGAATACAACGATTTCATGACGGCCTATGAATCCATTATTGCAAAATCGTGTTCGCTATTAAAACCAAATGGATACGCGTGTTTTGTGGTTGGTGAAATACGCGATAAACGTGGCAATTATGTTGGTTTTGTTCCCGATACGATACGGGCATTTCAAAAATGTGGCATGGCATTTTACAATGAAGCCATATTGTTGAATTCGATCGCATCCGCATCGATGCGTGCCAATGGTAATATGAAATCACAAAAATTGGTCAAAGTCCATCAAAACGTTTTGGTATTCAAAAAATGAGTGACGAAAGCCAAATCCAAATCCAATGTGTTCGATGGTTCCGATACCAATACCCAAAATTGGCCCCGTTGTTGATCCATATTCCCAACGGGCGGCATCGTTCGAAGCGCGAAGCTTTTTTGTTAAAACAAGAGGGTGTCACGGCGGGGGTTGCGGATTTGGCATTGTTCGTACCAAAATCCCACCCCGCATTGTTTATCGAAATGAAAACACCCACGGGTCGCCAAACCGATACGCAAAAGGAATGGCAACGACACATAACCGATGCGGGATACAAATACGTGGTGGTGCGGTCGGTTGATGAATTTGTCGATACCATCAATTTTTATTTGAATGAAAAATGACTAATTTGCAAATCGTAAATGCTAACCCTTGCCGACATAGCAATCGAAGACACCCGATGGCGGCGCATGGCGAATTATTTGGGCGCACGTGGTTCGGATATCGACGATTGCGTCCAAACCATGTATTTGAAATTGGGGGAAATCCAAGAGCGCGAAGGGCATTTGAACCGCATGGCAACACCAAGTGGTGTCAATACGTTGTACATTTTCAAAATATTACAATCCGCCGTTGTGGACACATTTCGCGAACGAAACCGCACGTTCGATTCGTTTGATGAATTTTGCCCCATTGACGATCCAGAAAAATCCGAATACAAATACGCCGAATTGATGGTGCGCATACGGGAATGCATTGACGAAATGCGGGACTACGACCAAATGATGTTGGAATTGTATTTCGTCCATGGGCATTCATTTCGGGAAATTGAAGCCCGCACTGGCATACCCACCCATTCGGTATTCAATACCATCAAAAACGCCAAGGAATACATAAAAAAACATTCTAAACACTTATACCATGAGTACATACAAGAGAAAGCAGACACGGAAACCATCACGCGGTATCGGGGATACGATCGAGAAAATCACGAAAGCAACGGGCATTGAAAAAGCCGTAAAGTTTATCGCGGGCGAAGATTGCGGATGCGAGGAACGCAAGGCCAAATTGAATGCATTGGTGCCATATCGCCAACCGCTATGCATGACGGAATTCGAATACAATTGGATGAAGACATTTCGAGAGCAACAAAACACCACCATCACGCACATGGAATCGGAGGAAATCGCCAAAATGTATCACCGCATTTTTCAATTGAAGCGGGTGTATAAGCCCTGCACGTGCAACCCACGCGAATGGCAACGCATGATTAACGAACTAAATGCCGTATTTGAAACCTATGACGCTTAATGTAGTTCGCACGGATGACCGCATCAAACAAATATTGCGGTTCATCGATATGGAAATGAACGTCATATCCAACCGCCAAAAGGATTATGAAAAAAGATTGTTATTGGCAAAAACCGAAGGGTGGACACGCCGTTACAAACAAACCATCGGCGAATGTTCCGCCCAATGGGATACCCTTGACCGATTAAAAGCAATCATCATTGAAAAAACACGTTAAAATGTACCTTGATGCCTTTGGATTCGATGGGCTTTCCCCATTGGAATGCGAAGCCTGCAACAAATACCGAGGCACGGACGTTCACCACATTCGCGCCCGTGGCATGGGTGGTTCAAAGCACCGCGACACCATCGACAATTTGATGTTGTTATGCCGCGATTGCCACGTCCAATACGGCGATAAAAAGCAATTTCGCGAATGGTTGGAATTGGTACACAAAGGATTCATGGAAAGGCACGGAATATGAAAATCACGCAAATACAACTTAACCCCCACAACCCCCGCATAATAAAGGATGCCAAGTTCAAAAAGCTTGTTCAATCCATTAAGGAATTTCCCGAAATGTTGGCATTGCGTCCCATCGTCATCGATGAAAACCACATCGTATTGGGTGGCAATATGCGTTTGCGGGCGTGCATGGAAGCGGGCATCGAAGACATACCCGTCCAAATCGCCAATGGGCTAACCGAGGAACAAAAACGGGAATTCATCGTCAAAGACAATGTCGGATTCGGCGAATGGGATTGGAACCAATTGGCCAACGAATGGGATGTTGAATTGTTGGATCATTGGGGATTGGATTTGCCATTGGAATTTGGGTCAAACGAACCCATTGACAATGACAACCAAAAACCACCCGTTTTGAAAATCACCTTTGACACCCCCGAACAAATCCAAGCGGCCGAAATCGATATCCGTGAAATCATCGACCGCAAATATTCGGGGGCAATCGTTACAATAAATTTAGGATAAGCCGTTTTTCATATATGAGCAAAGTTTGGAGAGATCACGGCAAAACCCCACCCGATGAATTTGAATTGTGTTTGGTGTTGGATTACAATGGCGATTATTATTTGGCATGGTATAGGGATGAATATTGGTTCGAATACATGGATGAACAAATCGTGGATGTGAAATATTGGTCGCGTTTACCCGTACCACCAAATGAATGATAAAATAGTTTTGGCCCAATTGGCCGATGACGAACAAAAAACGAGAAAAAAACAAGATGCCGAACCCAGAGAATTTGAAACCATTTTCCAAGGATTACCAACCCGAAAAGAATGGCCGCCCCAAGGGGTCGAAGAACCGAAGCACCATCGCACGCAAGTGGTTGGAAGCGGCGGAATCAATAAAGAACCCCATCACGGGTGAATCGGAATATTTGTCCCAAGAGGATATCATGACATTGGCCCTTATCAAAAAGGCCCGCAATGGCGATGTGCAGGCATACCAAAAATTGATGGATTCGGGGTACGGAATGCCCACCCAACAAATTGATGTGACCGCCGAACGCCCTATTTTCAACGCATTGGATTTGGATGTTCCAAAGGACAACGGCACAAAGTAAAATCGCCGCATTACGCAAACGCGTTCGCATTGTGCGGGGTGGCACATCGTCATCAAAGACGTTTTCCATCATCCCGTTGTTGATTGACTATGCCGTCAAAAATCCCAATGTGGAAATATCCGTTGTGGCGGAATCCATCCCGCATTTGCGCCGTGGTGCCATCCGTGACTTTCTCAAAATCATGGACATGGTGGGAATGTATGACCCCAACAAATGGAACAAATCCACGTTAACATACCAATTTTCAAACGGGGCATTCGTGGAATTCTTTTCGGCCGATCAACCCGATAAGCTTCGAGGCGCACGGCGTGACGTGTTGTTCGTCAATGAGTGCAACAACATCGAATGGGAATCTTACTATCAACTGGCCATCCGTACCCGCCGATTCATTTATTTGGACTACAACCCCGTAACCGAATTTTGGGTGGATACGGAATTGGTATCCGACCCCGATTCGGATATGGTGGTTTTGACGTATAAGGACAACGAAGCTTTGGACGCATCCATCGTCACCGAAATCGAAAAGGCCCGTGATAAGGCCGCCACATCATCGTATTGGGCAAATTGGTGGCGTGTGTATGGCTTGGGGGAAATAGGCAATTTGGAGGGCGTTATTTTCAACAATTGGAAGACCATCGACCAAATACCACCCGAAGCCCGTTTATTGGGATTAGGCGTGGACTTTGGTTTCACCAATGACCCCACGGCCATCGTGGAAATCTACCAATACGACAACCAACGCATTTTGAACCAAATCGTGTACCGCACGGGCATGATAAATTCGGACATCGCCAAACAATTGCCCGACCATATCCGTGTGTATGCCGATTCGGCGGAACCGAAATCCATCGAGGAAATACGGCGGTACGGAAAACAAATCAAGGGTGTGACGAAGGGCAAAGATTCCATCAATTTCGGAATCCAATTGATGCAGGGGCAGGAATATTTGGTGACATCCCAATCCGTGGAATTGATCAAGGAATTGCGGGGGTATTGTTGGGATACCGACAAGGGCGGCAACCGAATGAACCTACCAACGGGAACGCACCACGCCATCGATGCGGTGCGATACTTTGAAATGGAATCATTGAATACCAATTACGGCAAATACGACATTCGATAAACATTCGGCATTTCCGCCGTTTTACAAGGGATGAAAGTTACCATCCCAACGGATTTGAACGAAATACCATTGGCCCAATTCGAGCAATACACCGCATTGCCCGAAGATATGGCCGATGACAAACGCGCATTTGAATCCATCGCCATATTTTGCGATGTCAAACCATCCGAAATACGCAAATGGCCCATCGATGTGGTGAATCAAGTATTGAACAAACTGGCCATCACCATCAACCAAACCCCAAAATTTCAACCCACATTTACCTTTGGCGGTGTCAAATACGGATTCATCCCCAATTTGGACGAACTTACCACGGGTGAATTCATCGATTTGGAAGCCTACCAAAAGGAAAACGCCCTTTGGAAAATCATGTCGGTGCTTTACCGCCCCATCGTTATCGAGGGTCAAGGAAACCGCTACGAAATCGAATCGTACAAAGGCAAATTGAACGACCAATTCAAGATGATACCCACGGGTGTCGCCTATGGTGCCATGGTTTTTTTTTGGAGTTTAGGGGCCGACTTGTTGAATTGTATGGCGAAATCTTTGGAAACAATGCCGAAGGAGATGCAGGGGCGCATAGCCTCAACAATAAATGGGGATGGTTTGGATTTGTCCATTTCCTTACTGGCGGAGATATCACAAAAATGGACGATGTTGTCGGAATGCCCATACACAAAACT